CGAGCCACGGCAACCGGGTCACCGTCAACAACGTCCCAATCGGGGCGTGTGGTTGCGTGCTCCGCGGTTACGTCGAACTCATGGCCGGTCGATGGACTTTTCACTCTGATATAAGGCATGACTATGAACCCCTTTCAAGGGCTGTCTGAATGGGACAGGTCAGGCAGGTTGCGAACGCCAACCCACACGAAACACGTGATAGTGCAACGGCGGGGTCACCGACCGGTCAATCTGCGCCGCCACGGGCGATTCAAAAAACACGCGGTCGTTCAACCGTCCCGCAACGCTCACACGCAAACCTGACCCGTTGACAACCAGTTTGGCCTTCAACAAATCGAGCACAATGCCCGCCTGCTCAGCACTACCGCCAACAACCCACCCGGTGAACTGAGGGTGGGTGACGCTACGCGGAGAGGTGGCACGCTCCGACTCGTCAACACCCTGCGCGGGAAACAACACCGCGTAGGGCACAGACACTTTCACATGCTCATTTGGGGGCGGATTTTTCGCCTCAACAATAAACGTTTTCGACGCAAGGGCGGGCACCGATTCAACGAGGGCACGCAATGCCGCCGTGTCATCCCAGCTCACAGCAAAATCTCCGCAGCAACCTCAAGCCCATGCACAAAGTCTTTTTCGTTGTCGGCTAGAGCACCGTTGCCGTAGCCACGTGGGGCCAAGTTGTTACCCGGCGCACCGAACTCCAACACGGTCACAATGGCGGCCTGCAACCGTCCACGTTCCGAACCGATCTCGGCCTCAATTTTGGACACCACGCCAGGGTTCGCGGTGATGTCGTAGGTGATGGAGCGGGGCGCGTGCGGTACGCCGTTCTCACCCTCAAGTTTTTGTTTCCACGCATCTTTCACATTTCGCGCGGTCACCTCAACGGCTTGCCGCAACTTCTTACCCGTCAACGCGGGCTGCTGTCCAAGCTGAGCCGACAGTTGCCCAATCTCGGCAAAGTCAAATTTGATTGCATCACTCACGACAACACCTCCACCTGTAACCGTCGCGCCGTCGAATGCGTTTGAAACTGCACACCCTTGACGCGGAAAACATGGCCAAGAAGTGACGTGTCCAAAGGGTTTGCGGTGATGGTCAAAACCATGTCGGGCAACACCAACCCGGAACCGTCAATGGGTAGGGACACGGTGGGCGTTTGCACGGCCAAAATTTGGCCCGCGCTGTCCACCTCATTTGCACTGCCCGACGCCCAACGGACGCGACACTTGCCCGAGTAAACAACCGTTGTGGTTGTTGTCGGCAATCCCGTTGACTGGTCAATGGAACCCGTAGCAACCTGCGTGACCGTACACGTCGACCCCATCAACGCCTCAGCCTGATTGCGGCCCATACGCGTTGCACCGTTGGCAATGCTCACCGCGTGCCGACCACGTAAGACTGTTTGACCCCGAACTGTTCCCGCAACAAAGCAACGTTGCGGTCAGACAATGCAATGCCGGACATTTCGCCCGCATCCGCAAACGCCACTTTGAAATCATCAACCGCGACAGAGCTAAGGCCGCCTACAGTAAGGCCCAAGTTTTGTTCCAACGGCAGCAGGGCTTGCGACACGAGCACGCACGCCCACCGCTTCAATGACTCCGGCGCGACCGCGTAACCATACGTGAACGTGACCAAGATTGGGGTTTCGACGTAGCCGCCCAAACCAATCGCTTCGGGCACATATTCTATGGGCACGTAGACGGTGCCCTGGCGTCGCACATACTCAACCGGTGATCCGTTACGCGTCACCGCACCAATGGAGATGAGAGGCGGGTTTGGAATATCAACCCGCCCCCCATCGGGGAACATTTCAACCGTTGACGTGGATTGCGGGTAAACCTGCAACCCTAAAACATCGTCACGGAGGTAGGTGGACGCATCCTCAAGCAGAACCGTGATCCACGACTGCTCAGCGACCGTGAACTCACGGTTGAGCCGAGCTTGTAAATCTTGAAACGTTGCGAATGCGTCCACCATGAACTCCTAGATTGTTTGCTTACGCGGCGGGCAGGAACGTCTGAACACCGGTCGGGCGCAGAACCTTTGCACCAAACACGTTCAACACGCGGATGTAGTCGGCAAAAGATGCCTCCATACGTCCACCCTCAACCTTTGCAATCTGTCCGACGTATCCAACAGACGGCCCGTGGTAGCCGATAGCGGCGGGACGGTTGGCGGTGTGGGTGAGCTGCGGGTGCTCGTACACGGTGAACCCCATGAGGTTCCCGAGAACGCCGTTGCGCAGTTCTCCATCAGCGCCAGCCGAGTCAACCGAAGTCAGCTTGGAACCCTCAGCAAGCAGCAGAGATGCGAACTCAGGCGACACGGCAAGGTAACGCTGTGACGCAGGAATTTTGGCTTTGCTGAGTGCCTGACGGAGTGACACGACCGCGGCGAACGCGAGTGCGGGCGTGGTGATTGCCGACGTGCCAGCCGACGTGCCGTTGGCCTTGAGCTGTGCAATCACGTAGTCCTCAGCGTCCTCAGCCAGCGCACGGCCAGCGTCGAGGGTAACCGGCTCGAACGAGCCAGCGGCCTGCACGCGGTCGATGTCGTCAACCTTGAACGAAATTGCCTTTTCCTGGTTGATGAGTAGCGACTGAGTGGAGTCAGACAGTTCGCTGATGGTCAGAGTGCGAGTCGTCGCGTAGTTCTGAACGGTCGGCGTGGTGATGCCAGTGATTTTGACACTGTTGCCGGAGGCAAGTTCGCCCTCGTACTGGCGGTTGAGGGTCGGGATGATGACGTTTGACTGCTTGAAAGCCTCAAGCAACGCCGCCGACCAAATGGCGGGAATGAAGTTTGTTACGGCCATGATTTAGCCCTTTCGTTAGAGTTACTGGTTGAGCAATGACTTGAGGCGACCGTCGCGGCGTGCCGCGTTGATCTCCTGCGGGGTCATGCTTTGAAGTTGAAGTGCTGTGAGCTGAGACGGTGCGTTGACTCGGTTGGCCCCCTGGTCGGCGGTGCCCTCAAATCGCTTTGCGGGTGCCGCGCCCAAATGGGGTTTGCGGGTCAACAGTTCGTCTATGGCGTCATCGAGCGCGGCGGAATCAACTTCCCCGTCATCGTTTACGTGAAAATCTGCAAGATTGATGAAGGCCAAAGCGTCAGCGGGATCGGCTAGTTTGCCTTTCGCTGCCGCCCTCAGTTCCACCTTCACAAGACGTGCGTTTGAGGTTGCCGTTGCTTCGGCGCGAGCCTGAACGCGTGCGGCCTCTAACGCTTGCTCCTCTGCGGGTTTGTCCTTGAGCGCGGCTGCGGCGTCGCGTTCTGCGCTTGCCGCAGTCGCTTCCCGGTATTTGCGTTCCAGGTCGCGGTTGACTTTCCGCTGCCCCTCAAACTTGTTTTGCCAATCAACGGGTGCCTCATCTATTTCAGAGTCGGCGGTGTCCGTGTCAGGCGTGATTTCGTCAATGACTTTTTCGGGTAGGTCAGTTTCCACAGGAATTGCTCCTTTTGGGTTGGCGCACCGTTGCGGTGCTTTTTCTCCCGCTATGGAGCGGAAATCTTTGCGGCTAGTACAAGTAGCCGTACCGCTGCAACAGCTCAACGAGCCGTTCACGGTTATCGCCAGCCATGCGCACGATTTGCTCAGGCATTAGGCGCAAGCTCGTTGTTCGTCTGTAGCTGCCCTGACGGGTTGCCTCCACGCCTGCCTGCGTCTCCGCACGACCAAACGCACCACGAACCGTCGTGCCCTCACCGGTCGCAAACACGGTCAACGGTGACCCGTCAGGGCGCACGCCGATTTGCACCGGTCGCAACCGCCGCACAGGAACACCGGCAGGTTTCGAACCGAAATAGCCGCGTCGAGCGTTCACAACTTTTGACGGATCGGCACCGTTACGGATTGCCTCAGCGCCCGCATTGGTAAACACGCGGTTTTGCTCACCCGGCGACAACGACTCGAAATAGGCACCAGAGTTGCTGAACATGCCGTCCGGTGTTGCCCCGTCCGATTGCACAGGAAACGAGGTACACCGGCAGCGGGGATGCCTCAAAAATGGTGTGCGGTAATCCTCTTTGCCGGCCAAAATTGCGCACCGTGAACAGGCACCAGCGGACACAACACGCACATAAGAGGTGAACCCCTTAGCGGTTGCCAACGTCATATCCGCCTGCCGCCCAATGTCCTGCACCGCCGCACCCACCAGCACCGCCAGCGACATTGCGCCACGTAGAAACGCATCACCGGAACGCACACCCTGAGAAATCAAACCCTTAGTAGTTGCCACCGCGCCAAACGCTTCCGCCGTCACATCTCGGCCCGCCAACGTGACCCCACCAAACGACTCAACAGCCAAATCCACGCCCGGAAAACGTGTCGGCGTGATCCGCTCAACACCCTGCATGAACGTGGCCGTTTGCCGTGCCGCATCGACCTGCCCCAACGTCACCACGCGGCCAATAGCGGGGCCAATAGTGTTCCAGGAAGCATCCAGTTCCACGATGTTCATTCGCCGCCACAGGGCCAACGAGTCGCGCGTCACACGGTCAGCAAGCACCGCCCGCGCCGCCCGGTGTTGATCGGCCACCTGTTTAGGTTGCAACCTCAACACCGTCCACGGCATCCTGCACGGCAAAGTCCATGAGCACGCGATCCTCACGCTCTTTCATATCCAGAACGCGTGAAATTTCCGACGGACTCAACCCGTACTGCTCCATGATGTACCCCAACGGGAACCCAATGCCACGCAGCTTCGTGAGCGCGTCCGCAAGTTGAGCATCCGACCGAATTTCAGGGTCAGCCCATTTGATAGTCGAAAGGCCAGTGAGACGCGCTAATCCGGAGTCTCCACGAGCCAACGCAATCAGCCGGTACACCTCACGAATCGGCGGCGTTGCAAACGTTTGGAACTCCAACGTCTTTTTGACCAAACCAATCTCTGACGCCTTCAACCCCTCACCGTTCACGTTCGACATTCCCGAACGGGTCACAAGGTAGGTGGGTGGGGTGCGAGTTTGCGCCGCAATGTGACCCACGGCAACCTCAATGGTTTCCGTGAACACGTCAAGTTTCGCGGCCTCCCACGAATCAATGCGCGCGTCCCCACCGCTCATGTACAACAAACGCTTCTCGGCTAGGTCTTTCAAATCCACGGGACGTTCACTGACCCGTTTGCCGTCAACGTCGAGCACGGGAACCATTGGCGGGGATGCGCCCAAGACAACGCGGGCAGGCATAGACGCGTAATCGGCGGAAAGAAACAGATACGCCCACAACAGGTTGATTGCATCCTGCATAGGCATGACACCCTGAATCTCCGAAACCGGGTCACCGCCCAGCAAAGGCCGGTTGGGAATCTCTACTACCGGCACAGCACCGATTGGGTTTCGGATCGGCCACGGCTCCCCCGGAACCTCACGCACAGTCCAACCGCCCTCATTGGCGAATCGCACCTTTGCCTGTTCAGCCTGAGACAGGCGTTCATCGTGCGGCAATGAGCGTGCCCGCTCATACTTGTAAACCTCATCCGGGCTGTACAAGGTCGCGTATTCGTGTGTTTCGTCAACCCACGTTTTCAACGCCGCCTTGCGAACCATCGGGTTTTCAAAGTCGTACTCAATTTCAACACTCGACGGGTGCTCCCACGTCAAACGCGGTTCACCATCAGCGCCGCCCCACACGATCACAAACGAACGTCCAGTTGTCAGCGAGGTAACGAACCCCTGCGATGACTGCATTTCCATTTCGTTCCGCAACCACGACTCCCACAACAGTTTTGCCGCGGCGTCGTTGTCATCCCCAAAGCGCAAACCGGTGTGGTTGATCCGCTCCGCCTCAGCATCCACAACGGGACGCGTCCAGTTGTCGGAAAAGCCGGAGTAGCGGGCGGCGTTCGCGGCCTGCCATTCCTTTGTAGCAAACGACAACGGCTGCTTGCCCTGGTAATAATCCTCACGCTTTTCAATAATGGGACGACGCCCGTTCAAGCGTGCGTACATCCGATTCACCAACCGCAGGGCTTCGGTCGAGTCCATAACAGCCCCCCTACGGGTTAGTAGTACACAAAGTTAGATTCGGTTTCGACAAATTCGCCAGCCGACAACGCATCCAATGTCGCCTCATGCGCTAACGCTGACGACATTGCCTGATCAATTTTTTGGTGCTCCGACGGTTTGCCGAGAATATATTTATCGCCAGGCCGGGCACGCATCACCGCATTGTTGACATGCAGTGAGGTCACCTTGTCGCCGTCGTGCGAAAAGTTAGATTCGCGATTGGTTACGTCAGTTTTCAGACGCTCCAACGCGGGATACATGCGGCCCACCTGATTAGTGGGCCATTTCAAATACTTCTTGACCCCATACTTTTCGCCCAGCATGTCAATTTCAGTTTCCCAAAATTGGGGGTCGAGGTAAAAACGGATCACGTTGTAATGCGTTTCGATGTAATCAAAAGCGGCCAACACTTCACTGCGCGGGATACGCCCGCCCCAATCAACCGGATTCCACACGGTAGGCCGGTCATCATCACCAACCCGATATGTGGGCGTGAATTGGTATTGGCCCACAGTTTCCAACCGAATACCTGTCCAGTCGTTATTGTCCGACCCGTCAAACCCACCACACACCATTGCGCGCGAATCAACGTCAACGGGGTTTGCCCGCGAATCCCAATCGTTAAGTTGGAACCAAGTGCCCGTACCGGCAACAACTCGATTGCCGAAAAAGCGTTCCGCATCCGCAGGGTCTTTCAACATCAGCTCCGCGGCCTCAGCCTCAATCGCATCCGCCGACACCCACGGTGCGCCCTCATAGTTGAAGGCAATGATTTTGCGCCGTTGCCGCTTATCCCGAAAAGACAAGTTCGCGGGCGGTTGCCGGAAATCTTTGTACACGTCCAACGCGGGACTCTCAAACGTTTGCTGAGCAACCGAATCTTGCGCAGGGTCCCACGCGTTCGTCGTTTCAATCGACCGGCCACCCATACCGGCAAGACCACGGCGTTGAGTAGCAGACAGTTTGTAACCACCGTTCGCCTTCACCCACAGGCCCGTCTCATCCTGCACAGCAAACGTGATCCGCTGCCCAAGTCGAGAGTTTGCTTTGGAGGTCACCGCGTCAATGCGGCCACCGCCCGGCAACCGGATAAACTCCTCACCCGTCCGCGGGATGATCTCGGCAAGCGGCCCCAACTCAATCATCGGGCGCAAAGCGTCATACGTGTTGTCTGTCTGATCCTCAGACGTTGCCGTGATTTGAATGAGCGGAGTCGCCCACGCGCGGCCCATCGGCTCACCCGCCCGATACTCATGCGTGAACCCGCACCCGCACCCAACATTGCGACAATCAAACAATTCACCGCCCGATGCCCACCCGTCGAACAAGACCGGGCCGACACCCTCAGCACACACAAACGCCGACACAAAAGGACTCTTGCCCCACTTTTGCGCCCGCACCAGTTGAGACCGGCGAAACGTAAACGCCGACGACTTATCGCCCAACTGCGCCGACGCCTTCACCCGGTAATGCTCAACCATAAACTTCGCCTGCTCACTACCCAACAGGAAAGGCAACCCGCGCGAATCCCCATCAGGGATCATGCAATGCGCCTGAACCCAACGGGGCACAACACGCAACACGCTCACCCCTGAGCATCCAAAACATCATCTAAAGCAGTACGCGGCACAGCCACAGGCCGACCACGTTTCGCCGCCACCTCATCCTCAGCAAACTTCCACCGCAGAGAGTGCATCCCGGGCAAGCTCAAACCCAGCTCACCCTCCATGCGCAGCACAGCCGTTTTCAAACCCGCCGACGCCTCACGCTCCGTGGACTCCACAAACGCGCGAACATACGCCGCCAACTGTCGCCCCATACCGAGACGCGCCCACATGACCGCCTGCGGCTTCCGCCACAACTCAACCCAATACACCGACTCAACATCATCCGCACCACTCAACGGCCACAACGGAACCGGCCCGTCAAACCCGCCCAACGGCAAAGTCGTCCACCCCGCATCCCCCACACGATCACGCCGCAAAGCAGACGGATCAGGCGCAGGGCCACTACTAGAACGAGCACCACCACTAGGCATAACAACCCCCACCCGACATTGCGCCGAGCATCAAAAGAAAGAACGGATTGCCCGCCCATGAACATTTCGGAAACGTCTTGAACCCGGCGCGCGTTTTTTTCACCTCCCCGGCGCGTCCCTTTGCGCGGCTTTTTGTGGCCCCTCCCCCACCCTTTGAGGGGGTCGAGAGGGTCGGGTGTCGCCTGCGGGTGTCATGCCCTTAGCGGGGCGTTCACCGTTGGTTCCAGCCTCCGGGTTGGTGGTGTGCTGTTTCCCTGTCGTGGCAGGGTTTGCACAGGCCGCGTCCGTATTGGGGTGCGTCGGGGTTGAGGTGTAGGGCTATGAGGTCGTTGCGTGATTTGGGGTGGTGGTCGGCCACGTTTGATTCTCGGAGGCCGCAGAGGTTGCAGATTGGGTGGGCGCGTAAGACTGCGGCCCTGAATGTGCGGTGGCTTTTGGTGTTGTAGGCGCGTGTTTTGGCCCAGTGTGTTTGTTTGGCGGTGTGTAGGTGTGTGGGGCATCGTGAGTCTGTGCCGTTGTGGATGGTGGCGCAGCCGGGTGTGGAGCAGACGCGCATTGTTATTCGGTGCCGCGGATGATGTTTGCCTGCACGTCGATGACCGTGCACGACCCGGTGCGTGTGTCTGCCCAATGGTCGAGCACGTCGGTCATGTCGTCTAACCCGCCAACTGCCGGGTAGGACGGTGACGGGGTGACGAGGATGGTTGACCCGGTTGGGACGTACACCCATTGGCCGGCCATTAGATGACCTGTCGGCCCATCTCTTTGAGGGCGGCAAGTGTTACACCGTCTAACCGTTCGGTGACCGTAAACCCGCGCGAGCTGTCGGGGAGTAGTCCGGCGACATGATCGGCTGCCGCAATGACCACCAACGCGTTGTCGTCTAAGCGTGGCTCAAACTGCGGCATGGGGATCATCAGTCACCAAACACTTTCCTGTTAGGCAGGTCGGGGGTAAACAGTTAGGCAGGTTCGGTCAGAGGATCGTGAGTGAGCTGAGGTTGGCAAGGCGTCTCTGCCAAACCCGCCATTCCATGACCGTTTTGTTGGACTTTTGCCTGTTGCAGCGGAAACATGCCATTGCTAAGTTCCCAATGGTGTGCGTGCCACCGCGCGAAACGGGCAGAACATGGTCGAGTTCAAGCTTTCTTTCGGTGCCACCGCAATAACAGCAGGCGCCCATCGCTCTAACCTGCAACCGCTGAATGTCTTTCTTTGACGCTAAGCCACCAACAACAAACGTCCTGCGCTTGTGCGCGTGCATTTTGTAAACCGCGGAATTCGCGGCGTAATGGGCGGCTCTTTGCTCGCGTCGCCTGTCGAGAACTTTTTGGTAGTGAAGCTGATCGTATGCGGCCTTTTCTACCTTGCGACTAGCCGCGTACTCAACCATGTGTCGATTTTTTCGGGCCTGATATCGCGGCCTGTGCTCAACCCCCCACGCCTTGCGCGCGTTTGCCGAACACAACTTCGAGCATCGAACGACGCCTTTTCTGAATGGCGTGAAGACGCTTCCGCAGGTGTCACATCGTTGCTGGGGGTTTTCGGGCAAGCTGCCAGATCGCTTGGCCCGCGCGTAATGCACAGCGCACATTGCGCGCCCACCATGACGGCCAACCTGCTCCGTGCAATCTATAGCCGAGCAGATAGAGTCGTAAGCAGCCATTGAATCTCCTAGTCGTTTAGGGGTTCTGGTTAGGCCCGGTGAGTGCTTGTAACACTCATTCGGGCCGTTCTTATTCTACAGGAAAGCAACGTCTGACCAGCCCATGTCCGTGTGCTCGCCAACGAGAAGCGCCAACACGCCAGACCTGGAATAGCGGCCAGTCATATCCCGCAACCACTTGCTTCCACCGTCACAGCTCGGACATTGGAAAACAGTTGCGCTGCCCATATCCCATGTGGCGAAGTGGTGTTTGTGTGCGGTAATCCAAATGCGGGCGGCGTGTGCCTGAGCGTCGCCGCGCACTTGCCCGTTCAACCACTTCTCGAACCCCGATGCGTCAGCGCCGGGGATCTTATGTCCGTGGTTAAAACCAACCGGCACGCCCGCAATGGTTGCGTACACGTTCATCTGATCGTCGGGAATGGTGAAAGTGACGTGATCAAACTCTTTACGCCGGTCAAGGATGCGTTGTAACACTTCGGCTAGGAATGCTGAACCGGTGTCCTCATCGCCCGTCGTGGACTGTTTGGCGCCACCCTGCCGACCGAACTGTGTGTGATTGCAATGCACGGTCACGAACTGGCCCTTGTCAAACCTCGGGAACAGTTCCCGTGCATACGCTTCCCACACGTCAAGCACAACGTTCATTTGCGATCGGAGGCCACCCTGCACAGTGTGCGTTTGGTTGGCGTAGTTGCCGCCGATGCCCTCGAACGGGTCACCGTTGTTGACCAACACAATCTCGTCAATATTGCGACCCGTTTTGCGTTGCCTGCGAATGAAATCGTCAGCGTTCGCCAGTCCGTCGTATAGCCGGTCGAGCGTTTCGACAAGACCACCACCGTCGGGTTTCCCCAACTGCAAGTCGGCCAAGTTGATGACTGCCGCAACAGGGACACCTAAACCGGTGCCAGGTGTGCGCCTAGGTAGCTTCCACCCTTGCGCGCGAACCCGCGCCGCTTCCACGTCAGCCTCAGTGATTGCATAAGCGGTGCGGCGTGTGAACCGGGCAGAGTAGGAGTACAGGTCGATGGTGTCGCGGTTGCCGTCATCCAAACGTTTCGACTGCTGCCACATTGACATGCGAACCGTGTCGTCAACGATGGTGAACGTTTCCGGGTCAAGCCCGAACCGAGCGAACACTTCATGCCAGTCGGAGGCGGCTAACAGTTTCTTCTCGGAGCGAACGTTGCGAAACTCCCCATCGCCTGTCTTCAGGTCTAGGTCGTACTCGCCAAGCTTCTCCGTTTTCTCAGGATGTACAGGGCGTGCCGCGTCAATACGATCGGCCATTGAAGCCAACGCTTCGTCTCCACTTCGCAACAGTCTCTTTGCCGATTGGTATGCCCTCATCGGCTAGGAACCGTTGAATTGCTAGGTGTGACCAGTCAGGGTCGAGCAGCATGCCCATTACGGCGTCACGGTCAGCCGTGGTGAGGCCGGCGTACCACTTGTACACGTCGGCGCGGGTGCGTACCGGTTTAGCGGCTGTGATGCGATCGGAAAGCGTGCTCATGGCGCCTCCAATGTCGAGGGGGGCAGAGTTGACCCGTGCTGCCCCACACGTCCAGTGCGCTCCCCCGCCACCATTACTGGACCGCCGCTTAGTGGGCGGCCCGCGGGTTTCAGGGCTGGTCAGGCGTCACCAGGAGTGCGCCCTTTGTCATCTAATGCCCGCAGCATCGAGTCCCGAGTGCCAGAACGGCTGTATTTGGTGGACTGTGAGCGGGCAAAACAAAACCCCACCAATCCGAACGGACGATGGGGAGCAAATTGACACGGTAAACCCATGTGACGCCAGAATACACCAAACGAACTACACACGTGTAATTCTTTTCACCGGCGTGTCGTTTATCCTGCAATTTGCAGTTTTTCTTCTGCCACCTCAATAAGCCAACGCAGCTCCCGCAGCCCGGCACGGCCTTTCCACACGACACCACAGGCACGACACAAACCCGTTGCCTCATCAAGTGTCGCCGCGCCAATTTCCAAATACTCGACAACAACAGCGGTCACCTGATTACCGGTGCCCGGCTCCACCGACACGCGAGCGTTGCACAGCGGACAGGCGGCGGTGATTTCCAAGCGGGTGGGAGGGTCGAACATGTTCGTGATCTCTCGATGCCAACCCGTGAGGATGCGTTCGTATTGCAGGTCTGTGTGCTCCGTGCGCACGGTGCCGATGTATGCGGCATACCAAGCCCGCAGCTGTCCGGCCAACGTGTCAAACCTCACCGACCTAGACTGCCGCAACTGCCAGCGAATCAATTTCCCGCCAACCTCGTCACACAACCGCATTGCGTCAGCGTTCAACGGAATGCGTTCGCGGGACGGTGATGCGCCCGCGTGCGAACCGATCCCACCAGCAACCGCCGCCTCCAGTTGTGTTAGTAACGGGTCGTGCTTGATAACAGTTGGCTTCCCCGGCCCCTGAATCACTTTGACCGTGGTCGGTAGGGTCAACGCGTCTACAGCGTCTAGCAGTGTGGTGAACCGTTCACTCATCAGCATCTTCTTCCCCGTAAAAGTTGGCATCGTTCGCGGCCATGTCTTCGTCCAACCAGTCTCCGTCGAGGTCGGTGAGTGCGTCACGCCAGTTCGGGCCGGTTGGCGTGTACTCGTCACTCATGGGGTGCCTTTCCAGCCAGCAGTGCCAAAATTGCTTCGGTTAGCCGTTCTTCTTCATCCCACATGTAGGCGCGCGATTCGCTTGTTGCCGTCACGCTGAGTACCGCGTTTGCAATCGCTTCACGGCTGGGCATCTTGACGTAGCCCGCCGCGATTATCTTGGTAGCCGCCGCTTCCGGCACGATATTCCAGCCCGAGCTGTCGGGGTCGCGTTCGTAGTTGTCGCCGTTGTCAATAATTGCGGTGAGTTCGGCGTGGGCTTCTAGGTCGTCACTCATGGGGTGCCTCATCGTCTGCTTCTTTCTCTTTCGCCAGTTGCGCCATCTCCGTCATCGCCTTCAACGTGTCCATGAGGCTGAGCACTTCCC